GACAGGGTTCCGGCGTCAAGGAGCGATCGTAAAGCTGCAGTTGCTGATCTTGATAATCCACCAATCATGTGTATCAAACCAAAACCATAAAATCCTAGACCAGGTAAAAATTTAAAATGCACAAAGTATTGTATCTTACTTCTTGATACATCGCCTACTTCGTAGTTTCTTCTAATCGATAATACTTCACGTGAACCTTCTTCGATTGTAACAATATATGGAAGTTTAATTCCTGTAGGTTCACCTTGTGTATCCATATCTTCGAAACCTTCGATGTCTAGATTCACATGACACTCTAACAAAGTAAATAATCTTTGATCTCTACCTTTGCTCATGCCGCCTAGCTCACGTTCTTTTCTTTCAGATTCTGTTTCAGTATCATTACCAGGTGTTAGTTCTATATCTCTGTAAAAACCACCAACCTGTTGTTTTCGTAATTCGTTTTCTGACATCTTGACTACATGAATAATTGTTTCCGCATCGTCTAATGAGGTAGCCGTGTACGGAACAATTAAATCATCTGCAGGAACAAATTTAGATACTGCTCTCTGCATAATCTCGTCGTAATAAACTTTTTTAAATGTAGATCCTGTAAGTGGTAAATAGAATAACATTTGATCAAACTCAGACTCATACTCATTCATCTCACCCATGATCTGATAGTTCATAAATTCTTTAACACGCATTGACTGCGCTTCTTTATCTGGTGTAGGTGTTCCAATAATCTGTGTTCTAACTGGACCTTGTGATGGTAATAATTCTTTGTAAGCTAAAGATTGAAACTGTGTAACTGCTTCTGCTAACACTGGGTGAACTGCACCAGATGCACCTTTGAATGGCTCCGTGTTCTCTTCGTATTTAAATCCTAAAAGATCTAAACCTTTTGTATAAGAAGTTTCCCAATCTTTTCTAGATGCTTTGTAGTCTGTATAGTTTTCATACAACTCGTGTCCAATAGGACCTAATACTTCTTCAGGAAGCAACTCCGCTAAATTTGCAAAATGATCTTCGCCTTGTTCTTGGCTACCAACAGATGGATCAAAGTTTATGTCAACACTACCATCTTCATTTGGTTGAATATCAATTGGTGAGTCTTGTTCTTGTTGCTGTTCCTGTACATCTACTTGTACTTCTTCAGGACTTGGAACGTTTATTGTTTGCTTTACGTTGGGTAAAGACTTGTCTATTTCTGCCATTTATTTTCTCCAGTTTCACTGTCTTAACAGTATTGTGATTAATATTCAACCCCTGTGGTGTTGGCCCTGATTTTGGTGGTGGGCCTGATTTTTTACCTAATCTATTCAAAGTCATCAAAATCATCTGCCATTTCTGCTGCTGACTCTGCAGCTTGTTCTGCTCTTATTTGTGCTTCTATAACTTTACCCTCACCTTTAGATAATGTTCTTACAGGTTTACCTGTTGCGTATTCTTCCATTACACGAGTTGTACCTTCCATCATATTATCAAGTGAATCTACAACAGTTGGAGTTGCCTCAAATCCACCATCAGGATCTGTTGCATATACTTCTTGATCGATAGCAGCAAACTCTCCTTCTGGATTTAATTTTTTATCAGCAAATCCAGCTTCATATTTATCTAGTCTACCTAAATCAGGTCCTTCCATTCCAGGTTTTACATATTCAATTGCAACTGGTTGTGAGTAATCATTTTCCCAATTGACACTAACCTCACCATCAAAATCATCTACCTTGACACCAGGAACTTTTTCATTAGTGTAAGTCGTTCCTATAACTTGATCTGTATCTTCTACTTTATAATAGTCCATGTGATCAGGATTGTTAGCTTTGTATTCTTGTGTTCTAGCAACATCAGTATAATAATCTTTTCCTTTACCTTCTGCAATCGCTTTGTCATACTCTGCTTTACTAACTTCTACTTTTTTCTTTTTAAATACATTTTCTGCTACTCCTTCTCTTCTAAATTTATCTAAGAATGTTGGAAACCAATCAGGCATTATTGTTTGACTGTTTTTTAATTTTTTTATTTCTGTAAATATATTTTGTACAACAGGTGTTTGTTCTGCTACTCTAAAAAATTTACCAACAATAGGTAATGATGCAAGTCCACCCATGATCTTCATAAATTTTCTTCTACTAGGATCTGATGGTCCGCCCTCGTCAAAACCCATTCTTCCACCGTACGCTGCAGACTCTCTAAGCATGTCTTCTTGATCTGCAATAAATTCTTGATACGCTTCTGGATCGGTTTCTCTCATTTGATTTATTCTTTCTTGTTCTCGCATACCCATCATTACACCCTCAATACCCATTAGACCTAAACCAACTGGAGTCATTAATGATGGTATTCTTGCACCCATGGCAGCAATTCTTCCCGCTTTTCCAAATCTACCAAGACCCTCTAAAGCTTGAAAAGGATTTAATGCAAACCTACCAGCTCTTGCTAAAATTCCTGTACCACTTCCCGCAACTCTTTTTCCTAATTCAGGTAATAAAAGATCTGCTCCTGCAAGACCTACGTTAGGATCTTCTTGTAACTCTCCAAACTCATCAGAGAAAGGATTTATGTCTACAAACTGTGATGCAGAAAAACCAAGTCCTGATGGGACAGAACCAAAAGCTTTTAGTCCACCTTTAAGAACTCCTCCGTAAATCTTTCTTCCTGTTGAAGTTAACAAAGGTGATGCAGCTGCAGTTGTCCCTACAAGATATGGATACTCTTCTATGAAACTTGGGTTTTGTTCTTTTGTTTGTTCTCCTGTTTCAGCTGCTTGAGCAGACATGGAAAAAGGATTTCGACCCTCGATTAATTCTTTTCCTGCTCCATATGCAATTGGTAATCCAAGAACTAAACCTCCTGCTATATTTAACGCCATACCAGCTCTACCACCTATGCCTGTTTTTTTATATTTTTTATTTAATTCATTAATGTTTGCTAATAATCTTTCTCCATCATCAATTATAACTCTTTCAACTCCTTTATTATCTATATAAGTTCTTTTGTTAAGAAGAATATTTTTTAATTCATTTTCTAATCCTAAATGAGCTACATCAACAGCAGATCCACTAGGAGGAGCTCCACCATATTTTTTTGTAACTGAATTCCAATATGAAAGTTTATTATCTTTAAACCATTTATCTATTTTTTTAATTTTTTTTGTTTCATTAGGATTATCTTTAATCCAGTTTTCTGCTTTTAACTTTGTAGAAATATTGATTGATTTTGGTACAATGTATAAATTTTTAGGATATTCTATATCTAAACCATCTAAAACTTTTTTAGTTGCTTTATCAAACACAACGGTAGCTCGTCCTCGAATGTGGTCTTGTTCCATTCTTAATCTGTTTCTTAATTCATCATTACTTAAATCTTTTAAGTTGATTTTATCAAATTCTCCAGTCGCACCATTAAACACAGTTTCAACTAAATTTTTTAAAATAGGATTTTTTTTAACAAATAGTCTTAATTCATTATCGCCCATTGATCTAAAAGTTCTATTTAAATTTTCTGTCAATTTTTCAATTGCAGCTCTATCTCTACTGTAATTATTTTTAATATAGATTTCTGATTTTTTAGATTGTGAAGTTGCTATATTTTGTTTACCATATCTTCCTGATTCAACTCCACTTCCATATCCTTCTCTAAAAATAGGTTTAGCTTTAAATTTTTTTATTTGAGCATCAGTTGCTTTAAATCTTATCTTTGCATTTTTATCACTTTTTTCCCAATCTGCAGGAGGCTCTCCCTTACCTCTCCAACCTCTAACAGTATCTTTAACAAAAGAAACCTCAATGCCAGCATCTTTTAACGCCTTAAAAAATTTGTTACTTCTTTCTTTTTTAGCTGCTATATCTTGCCCTTTTCTAGTAAGTCTTATTAAAGGCTCTGGATATTCAACATTTCTATAAGACATAAAATTTGCTAATTGTTTTTCGCCAACAAAGTCTCCTAATTTTTTTTGAAAATCATCTAAAGACAACGTCCCTAAATCTTTTAAATATTTTTTATTAAAATTTCTAAGAAGATTTGATTTAAGATTGTGTCCTATTAAAGGTTTTAATTTTTCATAACCTTTAAATTTTTTTCTAACAGTTTCAGATACTCTTATCTCTTTATTTAAAGCGTCAAAAATTTCAGCGGGCTGTTCTGTTGTTAAATTATATTTTTTAATTATTTTTTGAAAGTCATTGTAATTTGGATGTGATGGGTCAGTTAATACTTTTTGAAAAAATTCTTCAAATATAGGATTTTCTTTTACTAGATTATCATAAGTTTGAGTTGCTTGTGGTCCCGATAATTTTTCACCCATAACCTCAATTAATTCTTTTTTTCTATCTTGTGCGTCTTTTAAAAGTTTAAAATAATTTTGCCTATAACCTGCATCTGCCATTTCTTTATTAGTTCCATGCTTTGCGGTATATCTTATTGGTTTTGAGGGAAGTCTTGTTTCAACTTTTTGTTCTACACCCGTTCCTAAATCATCACCTTTTTTAACGTTGTTGGCTGGATCATTAACTTTAGCATCAGCAAACCCTTTTCTTGATCCTAGATCCTCGCCTTCTATAACACCGCCACCGATTGCAAACTTCTGTCTTGGTCGCAACATGTACGCCATCATTTCATTGTATTCATGTACTTTCATTATAGTTTCAATATTTCGGCTATTCCGCCTTCAGCTTGTTTTTTTCTTTTTAAAGATTCACCTTGTATTCGTAGTATTTCATCTACATCCATTCCTTTATCAATCATTACCTTTGCTTCTTCAATTTGTGCAAGTGCAAGAGCTTGATTATTTGGATCTTTGTCTAATACAATTTGTCTTAAAAGATTAT